CCTTAAGAAGAAGCGCGCTGCCGTTCGTGTGCCGTCACTAAGTGACGACACTGACGGTTCCTCCTTGGAGTTGCTCAGTGACGCCCTCCACCCCTCATCAATGAAGGGGGGTGGGGACGGCGCAGAGAACCTCTTCAAGGGACCCTGGGACGATCTAGAGAGAAAACTCCCAGGATGCGGCGCTTACCTCCAAGACTACCTAAGGATTGGGGTCGAATACATTATGGAATCCATAGTGTATGTCCCCATCCTTCCGATAGTCGCGGAGGAGAAAGGTCTGAAGACAAGGTTTCCAACCTGCAGTCTTACTGCAGTGAACCTTGTTCAACAGATCCTTCGGCGAGTCGCTGACCATGTTATGATCAGGGACCCGCGCTTCTCAGAGGCTCTTGGTGGAGACCTCCGGGTTGACATGCGAGGCGAGGACGGTCCGTGGGAATCCCAGGACTGTACCGCCGCCACCGACTTGCACCCGGAGTGGCTCACAAGAGGATTTTACGAAGAGTTAGCGGACCGCTACTCTTGCCTTCATCCTTACAAGCGTTGGTTTCCAAAGCTTTTTGGACCGAAGAAAATCCTCTCCTCTAAACCCGATGATCTACTACCATCGGATTTATTGGAAGAGTACTCGAGAGCTCCTCTCCTAGATGATGACTTATTGAAGCCTTCTAGGATGAGAAGAGGCCGAAATGGGCTGGGCCACGCCGACCACATTTTAGAAATGTGGTCAGATTGGTTGTCCATGCTCAACGGCCTTCCTGGGACGATTACCTCCACGGGGCAGATGATGGGCGATCCCACATCTTTTCCCCCCTTGATGTTGGTCTCTCTGTGTTCCGCAGAGCAGACACTCAAGGTGTATCCCTACACCACTAAGGAGCGGCGTAGGAGATACAGAGGGTTGAAACCGTCCGAGGCCAAGCTGAAGGGGGTCGGCGATGACGCCGTTCTTCCCCGCTGGCACAGAGCTCGGCAGCAGTTGTATTACAGCTGCTTAGAAGAGCTCTCCGCGATGTTATCGTGGAGTAAGTGCTTCAACCATCCTACACGGGGCCTCATTGCTGAGGTCCCGCTTGAGAGTGGGTTCGAAGTACCTTTCTGGCCTACTTCAGTCTTGGTGGCACCTCCTGGAGGCTCCAAAGGTCATGTCACCTGGGTTTCCCAGGCGAGCGCCTTTGGAGGGGACGCATCGCGCCCCACCAGGAGTATACCCAAGTTCTTTTGGAAGCTATCCCCGTATTATTATACCTGGATGCTTGCCATTAGGCTTGGGCTGCCATTGGGTGCCCCTGAAGCTTATGGTGGAATAGGTCTTCCTATTGCACCTAAGCGTTCAAGCACCGACCATGTCAGGTGGCTTTCCTACCTTAGCCAGCGTCCAAAGGACGAGCTGGTTATTGGGTTAGGACTATCCCCCCTGGGCCGCTCTGGACAGTCATTACTGGACAGGGCGGCGTCAGGTTGGGTTAGAGAAGTTCTTGCTTCGGATGTCCAATGGGCATCAGAAGGACTTGAACTACTAAGCCCCTTGGCATTGTCAGACGACGCACAGCTTCGGTTGTCCCTTTCTGAAGGGTACAGGAAGTCTGTGAGTCGTATAAGGTCGGTG